TCTCACACTCTTTGTACATCTCATCCGTAATCGATGTGCATTTCTTGAATTCAACTTCACTCAGAGACTTTTCATCTCCTAATGAGATTAAAACAGCATCCTTTGTTGGTATGTTGTTGTACTTGAGAATGAACTTACCAACAATCCCGAAGATTATCTTTTCGGACTTGTCATGAAAATATTCCTCTTGGAGGAATGGTACGACTTTGCGAGCATAGTCCTCATTGAGGACCAAGTTCTTTAAAATTACTGATTCCATATTTTAATTATACACTTATTAATTCAAAAGTCCAACATCAATCCTGATGAACATCGTCTTCTAGATCAACTGGTTCTTGCTCAATTCCATCTTCAACAATTTGAGAAAAAATTTCTCCAACAGTATTTGTGAATGTTTCTTCATTCTGATTAAAATTGTCCGGAGATTTAATCATTTCGATATCCATTGTTACTTTTAATTCTCCAGATTCAGTTTCTTCTAAAGAAATTTTTCCATAACGGTATACAATACCTTTGTATATACCCTCTATAATTTCTATGGGGCAATTAGATGTTATGTCTGAACTTAGTTCTGGTGAATACTTGAACTTAGGTGCCTTGACCATATTTGAAATCCTTTTGAATTGCTGCATCCAATTTATCTAGGATATCTTTAGTGTAATATTTTTCAGGTTCATCATCGATATTTTTTTCAAATACTTTAGTTCCATCAGGGAGTTCTATTCTGGTAGATACTTTCTTGAAAATGTTATATTTCATTGCTAAATCTGTAAGTCCATAATATCTACTCAAACCTGAAGTATAATTGAGTCGTGTTTCAACTTGCATATTCTCTTTTACAAATCTGTTTTTATAATTTGTGCATTTAATAAAATTACCAACAACACCTTCATCAGTTTTATCTTTGCTCTTAGATAGAGTAAGAATATTGCTTGCTGCATATTTCAAACCAATGCCACCACCAAGTTCTTTTGTTGGAACATATGCACCGATTACTTGATAAGTATGATTTGTAAGCAACATGGGAATCTTTGCTTTCCCAAGCTTTAGCGTTAGAACACGAAATGCAGCTTTGGTTTGTTGTGCTTTTGTCATATCTCTGACATTTTTACCTTCTGCAGAATCTGTCATTTCTTTTTCTGTAGACAACATACCAAGAGAATCAAGAATCATAAAGATTGGTTTTCTGTCTTCCTCCGGTTGTTCAAGTATGTCATTTACAATCTTTAATGCTTGGGTTTTAAATTCCTCAATGGTTGATACAGGAACAACTGCAATTCTTTCTGTATCAATGCCTCTTTGTTCGAACATAGATCTGGTTACTGCTTGTTCGGTATCAAAATAAATTACAACACCATCTTTATGATCTTTCAAGAATTGAGTTGCAATACCGATTGCATAATAAGTTTTTCCTGTTGCAGGATCACCTGCTAAACAAGAAATTTTATTGTTTGGCAGACCCCCATAAATTGAACCAGACAGCAATGCATTCAATGCATAACAACCAGTGTCAATAAAACCTGTAACATCAGATCCTTCAAGACCTTCTGATACAATAGATGCGTCTGGGTTATTTATTTTTCCGATTAGACTTTTTAGATACTTTGACATTATTTTCCTTTACATACAAAATACAACCAGCGACACCTTCAGGAGTGTCGTGAACAATCTTGATAGACTCAATGATTACATCATCTTTAACATCAAGTAGTCGGTCACCAACGATAAAGCATGGCCCACCTTCAAAATCGAATAGACCATCGCCAAAGCGAGAATACATTGACCTACCTTCGACTTTGTAAGATCCGTCCTCAAGAAGTGTGATAATTCTTTCATCACCATATCTAGATTTGATTTTTTTTACCATATCTTAACATTCCTCCATCATGGCACGCATCGTTTCCAATTCTTTTTTGAGTTCTTCCAACTCTTCAGTCAACTCGGCAATCTTTTCATCTTTCTCTTTTAGAGAGTCTTTTATTGCTTGAGGAATGGTTGAAGTTGGTCTTTCAGGAATATGAAAAGGATGATCTTTATTAAAATAAATTTTATTAATTTTTGGTGTTTGATATTGTTTATAGATTTCTTTCATTGCTTTTCTATATTCTACATCATACGAAGAATGATTCAAGTGAGACTTGTGCATTTAATTTCCAATTTATTGCCTGTAAAATATTATCCAATGGCTCTCCAAAAGTTTTTTCAAATTGCTTCTTGCGATTAATGTACTTCTCAAGATCAAATTCTTTGGGAGGACTGTTAATGAAACCCATGACAGCATCTTTGCCTGCCATTCCATAGGGATTTGGAATCTTGACAAACACAAACTTCATCTTGTCATTTTCCTTGATTGCTGCATACTGCTTGTCGATCCCAATCTTCTTGCTGTAACTATTGTAAAGCAATGCTGCCTTGGTTGCAATTGGTGTTCCAGTTTGATAAATCTTTGTATTGTCAGAATATTTGTTGATTCCCTTGACTCCCCGAGGAGCTGCGACATCAGATATAGGAAGCACCATAAATTCATCATAGAATTCATTCACATATTGTCGCAGCTCCTCTGGGGTTTTGGTCAAGATGATCTTGATACAATCTTTTAGTTTCTTTCGAACGATTGCTGGTGTGCTACTTCGTGCAGTCTCTAGACCCATGATTTTTAGTTTGGGTTCTTCAAACCGAATCCCTTCAAGATCCTGCACAAGCAAGGCATAGCGTTTCTTAGCAATGAACATTCCAGCGGAAGCAATTGCTTCTCGCTTGAAAAAGATCTTGTTTTCCGAGCAATTCAATGTCTTAGTAAGAAGATCCATTTCCTTCTTGAGTTCTGGTTGAATTTTTTGTTCACAGATTTTGTCAACAAAATCAGTGATGTCCGTAATTTTCGTCTTTTGCTGTATCTGTGTTACAATTTCATCCAAGTTCAGATAAACTGAATCTGTATCAACTGCTAGAACATAATCTTTATCATTATTCTTTGTAAGATGACGAATATACCCATTCATGGCATTTTCTGCCGTCCGAATAATTACCTGTCCTGTAACCGTCACGGCGGTCGCCAATTCAGGGGATGAATAAATGAATGCAGGATTTCCTAAGCAACCATAAAGACTGTTTGCCAAAATTTTCTTGACTGATTGGCGGATCTTCAATGCTGCAATGCGTGGAAGCAGCTTAATATCCTTGGAATTCTCATATTCCTTTTCCAACTCCAACATCTTATTCTTGGCTTCCTTTCTCTGATTGAATGTGCGCTCAATCAAAATAGGAATGAATCCACGAATGTTATTCGTGAACATTGATCCATTGCATGACAGACAAGCATTTTGTTTTGATGCTTCTTCAACCAAAAAAGGAATTTGTTTTTTCTTGCTTCTCAAAAAATCATCTGCACTTAGAGATGCATCTTTCTTAATACAAGTCTCGGGAGAAATATTCCATCCCATAATAATGCTTGGATATAGGCTTGTGGCATCGAAACTAACTACATTCTTGTACAGACCCGGTGCGACATCCTTGACATATGCACCGACAAACTGATCATCCTTTGCATACGAAGTCTGTATTGGTGGAATTATGTCCTTGCGAAGAAGATAATCACAGCAGATTGTTCCCCATATTCTTGTAGCAAAAAATACAACATCAAAGGGGATCTTGGCTTCATATGCAATAGAAACAGCCAAGTCAATCAGTCTAAGTTTGTTGTCTAGTTTTTCAACCAGTTCAACATCCTGAATATTATATTCTGCAAATCTCTGAAAGTCTTTGGTGTAGAATTCACGCAACGAACCATATTCAGCATAATCCAGTTTCTGTTCATCCAACTCTGCTTTAGCAATAAAGTTTAGTGCATAACTCTCTTGGCTTGTCCCCGAAAACTTCTTGTAGAGATCCATGTAGTCAAGAGTGGTGTATCCGGGAAACTCAAACAATCGGTAGTCTGTTCCACCAATATTGGTTTCACGCTCTTTCATTAGATTGAAAGGAAGCCAAGACTGAATCTCTTTGTCATCAAAGAACAAACGAGCCCTGCCAATGATATATGGAATATCGAAGAGTTTGACATTCCATCCCGTAAGTACATCAATGTCTTCCTTGCGAAGCAACTCAAAGAACTTTTGAATCAATTCCTTCTCGGACGAAACTAGAATAAGTTTGCAGTTTGGAATGGAAACTTGCTTCTCTGTAATGGCATAGTTGACACCAGAGATTCTAACCCCGATGATATTAATCTTCTCATTTGGATTGCGAAGATCCGGAAAACCCCCTTCAGTCTCAGTCTCAATGTCAAAGTAGGCTATCTTGATTTGGGAAAGATCGTATACCACCTCACTCTCGTAAGTCTCCAAGAGATATTGAGTGACGAAATCAGTATTTCCATAAATTGGCGAATCATTCAAATCCTCATACTGCTTTAGGAACTCCCTGCAATCATAGAGAGTATCAAATATCATTCTTTTCACACCAACGCCGTTAAGAGTCTTGTATTTGCTTTCTTTGTCGGATTTAATGAACAAAGATGGCTTAAAGGAAACGGAGTCGGTAAACCGAACTCCGTTCTTATAACCTCTTACAAGAATCTTATTACCTTTAATTGCGCAGGCAGTATAAAACTTCATTTTGGTTTATTTGTTTCCCTATCCTTGAGTAGGCCAGCAAGTATGACACTATAGTTAATCATGTCAACAATTGCGTCATAAACACTCTCATTTTCCAAAGAGAGTTGGCCACGATTCAAGAATGTGGAAATTCTGGACATCTTATCCGTCATACGGATCAAAACACCCATTTCAGCCGTACTAAAACCTAAAAATTCAGCTCTCCTAAAATTCATGAAAGGATCTTGACTGCAGGCATAATCTGCATTCTTTTTCTTCATTAATTCTTTGGCGCTAGTGCAAATTTCTTCGTGTAATCTGAATAATTCGTCTCTTGTCATAGACCTTAGTATAGCATTAAAGATGGTGGTGTCAAGAATATAAATATTAAAGTCATCCCGGAGTTTCATTAAGATGTACCTAATTTCCCTAATAGACCCTACCAAATTTCTTGAAGCCACAACATTAATAGTAGCAGGAACGCTGGGAGTTATATGGGGAACCATAAAATTTTGGAAAACCAAAAAAAATGATGACAACTTTATTGAAATACATACAGAAATTCATGAACTTCTTACAGAACTTAGAATTGTCGCAAAGGGAATGAGAGCCAGTATAATTCAGTTTCATAATGGTGAGTACACAATGGATGGAATTTCTATGCGTAAATTCTCGGTAACTCACGAATCGACATACAAGGGATATACATCGCAGGTAATGAAACTCAAGGGAAATCTCTGTTCCATGTATATTCCCTTATTGACTAAAGTTATTGAAAACAAAAGCACTATTCATCACACAAATTTGCTACCCCACAGTTATGTAAAAGGATTTTTTGAAGATGAGAATGTATCTCAATATGCGTGTTTACCATTAAAAAATAAGGGTGCAAACGTAGGTTTTATCTTACTTCAGTGGCATCATGATTTTGAAATACCAAGTGAAGCACAGGAAGAAGCCATGAAAAATTTTGAAAATATTCGTGATTCAATAGAAATGCAACTTTCACAACAAAAGAATTGAGGAATTTATGCCAACAGAATTAATATCATTATTGGGTGGAGGAGTAACAGGATTTTTATTCCGCTACTGGGCACAACAGGCCCAAGATCGCAAGGAAATGTTTGAAATGGCTATGGGAGCCAATAAGCAAACCACAGACAATCAAGACAAGGCTGTCCAGAGAGTCCCACTTGATATGGGAAAGAATGTTAGACGAATCATTGTTCTTGCCTGCTTGTTCGCCGTAGTAGCAGCCCCATTTGTTCTTCCTTTCTTTGGCATCTCAACCTTTGCCGAATTTACTCAAACACAGCCTTCAAGTTTCTTTGGAATGATTCCAGAAACAACCAAAAAATACTTTGTAGAAATTCCAGGATACTTGTTTGCTGAAGAAAATCGACAAGTTCTATTGGCCGTGGTTGGATTCTACTTTGGTACAGCAGCAGGAGGAAACAAGTCATGAAATATCTTTTCTTATTATTTTTTCTAGCTTCCTGCACAACTCCACAAATTATTTCTCCGTTGGACAAGAATGGAAATCCAATTCACAGTGTTCTGAAAGAACCATTTTTTGGAAGTCCTAGCCAACCTTCTGAATGGTCTTTCTGGTATGTGATAATTTGTATGATTGCACTCTGGTTCATTTGGAAAGAAATTAGAAAATTTTTAATAAAAACACCAACTAAATCAGAAGATAAATAATTAAGTCATGTCAATAGACAAATCAACAATGAAAATTTTCTTTGAAGGAATGGAAGGAACTTTTTTAAGTTCTGGTTATTCTTCAAAAATTATCGCTACTCCCATGGGCCCATTTAAATGGAATGATACACGGGAATTATGGGAAAATGTAAACAATGGAATGGTTATGAACAATATATCATTCCAAGATATGATGCTTATGGGTTATGAAACTTTGGGTGGGGGTGGTGATAGAAATGAAACACCAGATAACATTCCTGTATTAAGTGGCAGTTTTGGAAATATTAATAATGTGGAAACTGCAAGAGCACAAAGATTTGCCAGTTTGTCTGGACCACAAAGTACATTATCTAATGCTACAGCTGTAACAATAACCGGAATAAATAGACCAATTTTTATACAATTATCTGTAACAATCACAATTGGTAATGGTATTAGTTCTGCACGTTGGAGT